ATTTTTCGGAGCTATCAGGGTAGCAAACAAAACCACAAGACGGATGCCGTTGTACAGTGTACCGGGCTTGTACAAACTGTAAGAAAGGAGGAAGCCCGGAGAAATCCGGGCTATTTTTAAATGGGAGCATTATCAGGATTCTTAACAGCACTAAACGTAGCAGGAAACGTAGCAAACACGGTCGGAACAATCGCAGGAGCAGCAAAAAATATCACTGGAGCTTTAGGCGGATGGGGTCAGACAGGCAACAGCCAAAGCCAAGGTGGAAGCGTAAGCCAAGGCGGCGGACACTCTGAAAGTGGAAGTCAAGCAGGCACAAACATTCAGCAGGTAAACGACTGGCTAAAGCAAGCATACGCATACCAAGGGCAAGAGGCTGCCATGCAAGGTAAATACAACAGTCAAAGCATGTTAAAACAGATGGGTTACAACACCTTACAAGCAATCATGCAAGGCGTATACAACCACATTGAAAACAGCGTAGCAATGAACTACAACAGTGCAGAAGCACTAGCAAACCGTGAATGGCAAGAGCACATGTCAAGCACAGCATACCAGAGAGCCGTTGAGGATATGAAAAAGGCAGGACTTAATCCTATCTTAGCATTCTCAAACGGCGGCGCAAGCACACCGGGAGGAAGTGCAGGAACAATCAGTGGAGCAAGTATGGGACTAGCAAGCAGCAGCGCACTAGGCGTAAGCCGAAGCGGTGGATTCGTACCAAACGCATACTCTAGTTCAAGCTGGAGTAAAAGCGACTGGTACAACGCGGCACAAAGCTGGCAGCAGATGCTAAGCACAACGCAAATGACACCCTACGGACTGATGAAAACACTAACCAAAGTCGGAAACGACACAAGCGAAGCCATTAAAGATGCAACAGCAAAGACAGAAAAAGGCAAAGGTGTAGAACAAGGCAGAAGCATAAAGCCACAGGACAAAACAGGAAGCTACGGAGAAAAACGAAAGCCAGGTGATTATTTAAAGTGAGTTGTTACAAACCGTTAATACGGCTGTACAACCCTAACGAAAAAAACATTAGCGGGAGGGTGTATTCACTCTCCCGCTATTCTCAGTTAGCGGGAAAACAGCTAAAGTATGAAGATTTGATGTATAGAAAAAATGTCATGCTAATACCATGCGGGCAGTGCATCGGATGCAGAATCAGACAAAGAGAGGACTGGACAACACGAATAGAATTAGAAGCACGAGACTATCCAAGAGAAGAAGTTTGGTTTATCACATTGACTTATGACGATGACCATATACCGGGCATGATAGTAAACACAGGTGAAATCATGCGAAAAGTACAATACGTCTGGAAACCGGGAGAGAAGCGCCCTGAAAGCGTCCAAACGTTGCTGTATACTGACGTTCAAAAGTTCTTAAAACGTCTCAGAAAAGCTTATAAGGGCAAATTACGCTATTTTGTAGCGGGAGAGTACGGAGAACAAACAGCTAGGCCACATTACCATATGATTTTATATGGGTGGAAACCAACAGACCTAGAACATCTATACAAAAAACAACACAACGGATATTTCACAAGTAAATGGCTAGAAAACCTATGGGGCATGGGTCAAATACAGATAGCTCAAGCAGTACCGGAAACCTATAGATATGTTGCAGGATACGTCACGAAGAAAATGTACGAGATAGACGGGCAGAAAGCAAACGCATACTACGAACTAGGGCAACAAAAGCCTTTTGCATGCATGAGTCTTAAACCGGGACTGGGAGACCACTACTATCAAGAACACAAAGAAGAAATCTGGAGGCAAGGATATATCCAATGCACAAACGGCAAACACGCACAAATTCCACGTTATTATGAAAAAATGATGGAAGCAGAAAACCCACAAAGATTGTGGAGGATTAAACAGAACAGACAAGCAGCAGCAATAGCAGAAAACAAACTAAAGTACGAAAATGCAGACTTTGAAGAACAATGTAAAACGAAAGAGAGAGTGATAAAGAAGCAGATGAAGAAGAGAGGGACACTTTAACAGTGTCATGGTGTCACCTAGCCAAGTACCTATCAAGTAAGTACTTGGCTATTATCATTTAAGAACTCCATGTATCAGTCTATTCAGTCTATCAAATAGCTATACTTCATCGCGCGTGCGCACGCGCGCGAAACGCGCACGCGCGCACGCGCGTGCTCTTCGGCGCTATTGTTCGCAAGCTCACAAGCGCCGTATAATATATAACTTGTTGTAGGAGTAGTAGTAGGCAATGTGGAAAAGTTGAAAAGCACTAAAATTTAACGCTAAAACGTAAATAAAAAGCAAAAAACACTGTTGAAAGTTTTGTTGAAAACTTGTTGAATTGTTGAAAGTCCGTCAAAATGACGAAAATCATTGTGCAACATTTTGTGGAAAACCTGTTGAAAGTGTTGAAAGTGTTGAAAACGCGCACAGCGCTAACAATGAATGGATTAGCCGAGCTCCGCATGCGCTCCGCACGGCAAGGCGCTAAAGCGCCATTCAAACCAAAAAACAATTGACGATCGACCAAAAAAATGATATCATTCAAATTAGAAAGCGAGGTAACGGCCATGATTAGAAGCTACATTGTGGAAACAGATAAAAATGAAAAACTTGGAAAATATTTTAAAGTAAAAGAATTTGCTTGCAACGACTTGAGCCCGGTAGTATTCATAGACGACTACTTACACAACGTTCTGAACATTCTCCGAAATAAACTAGGAAAGCCGGTCATCATCACAAGCGGATACAGAACACCAGAGTGGAACGAAAAATGCGGTGGAGCAAAATACAGCTATCACATGCGCGGTATGGCAGCAGACATCCGAGTAAATGGAATGAAACCGAAACAGGTAGCCAACATACTGAATGAAATTGTACCGGATGAATGCGGCATTATCGTATACAGAAGCTGGGTGCACTTCGATGTACGAACCAGCAAATACAGAAAGGGGGTATAAAATGGCACTGATTTCTATTAAAGACGTCAAGCAGGCAATCCGGATTATGATGCAGATTCTGGAAAAGCTTGACGAAATCTATCATGCACTGCATGATAGCATCAACGAAAACGAAAAGGAGTAAAGCCATGATGCACAAAACATGGAACGTACGAGATCAGACCAAAGAAGCACTAGAAGATCTAATCATACGAAAATACAAAGAAATTGATGACAATTACAAAATGCTTAGAAAAGTGTCAAAAATCGAAGATGCTAAAAGGCTAATAGACGAAATTTGGCAAATGAAAAGCTTTGCAAATACAATCGAATTAGAATTAATGAGAAGGGAGCACAATAATGGCATATCGTAAGAAGATGAGCGGTGCAAAAGACCGACGTATGTTCAACGTAACCGCACGCAAAACCAAAAAAATCAACCTTAGCCAGAAACCTATGCGCGGTGGAATCCGGCTGTAAAGAAAGGATAAAAACAATGAAACACAACTATTATGGCATCTGGGACGATGTAGCAAAATGCTATGCATGGGTAGGCGAAAGCAAAAACGATGCAACGTTCGCACGTATGTGCAACGTAATGGCAAAGGACGAAAAGACCTTCATTGGGCAGAGTCCGCAGGACTACACCGGTTACAAACTGGCAGAATTCGAGGATGAAACGGGACTTTTCCAGAACCGGAAAGAAAAAGTATGGGAGGGCAAGCCGCGTGAATAAACGATACGAAGAAGGGCGAGAGTCCTTCTTTTCTGAATCAGGAGAAAAGTTCCGAAAGCAATACGTCTGGACAAAAGGCGAGAAAGGCGAAGAAGTACTTCAAGAAACTGAATCAATCGACATCCAGCAGGAAATCGAAAGCTATGCGGACGAATGCGACATCAAAAACATTGTCCGAAAAGCAAGTTTTGACCCAATGTTCCTTAAAAGCTTATCAGAAGGAGCAATGACGGGGGCAGAAGTGGACATCACCGAATTTCCGCAGAACATTCACGAGTATCACCGCATGATCGCGACCGCACAGGCAAACGCCATGAAGCTGGAAGAACTGCAGAAAGCAGCAAAAAAAGAACCTGAAAAAGAAACTAAAGCAAAGGAGGAAGAAAAGTGAATCGAAACAATGAACGGCATTTCAACCAGATTCCAGAAATGAAAGCAAGTCGAACACGGTTCAACCGTGACCAGACTATTCTCACAACATTTGATTCCGGCGAACTGATTCCATTTTACGTTGACGAAGTATTGCCGGGCGACACATTCAACGTAGATACTGCAGCAATCATCCGAATGACAACGCCGAAATATCCTGTTTTCGATGACGCGTTCATCGATTTTTACTATTTCTACTGTCCTAACCGTATCTTATGGGATGACTTCAAACAATTTATGGGAGAAGTCGAAGACAAACCTTGGATGCCAACAAAGAGCTACAAAGTACCGGAAATCAGAATAACCGGAAATCAACAAAATCCATACCCAGCAGAAGGGTCAATTCTTGACTACATGGGAGTGCCAACGAAAATCAAAAATCAATTCAAAATCAATGCATTACCAATCCGTGCGTATGTAATGATATGGAATGAATTTTTCAGAGATGAAAACGTAGACAATGCAGCAGTATTCAAAACAGACAGCAACGAAGTTCTCTATAGAGACGAACCGGAATTAGAAAAAAGATTGATGAACGCAATTACCGGCGGGCGGTGCTTACCGGTAAACAAATTCCATGACTACTTCACCAGCTGCCTACCATATCCTCAGCGCGGACCAGCGGTGCAAATGCCAATGGCAGGTAACGCAAGAATAAGCGGATTCACAAATGATAAATTTAACGAAAAAGCACCTCTGTATGTAAACAGCTTTCACGACGGAAGCGTAAACCCGGGCAACCTCAGAAGCAAACTGTATGCAATCGCAGCAGACGGTGTCACAGGGTCAACATACTTAAACATTGGAAATGGAACAGGCAGTGAACATGACATAGTATACCTTGGTGCAGACCTCGCATCAGTTAGCGCAGCAACCGTCAACGATTTGAGAAAAGCCGTAGCAGTGCAGCAGTACTACGAAGCGCTTGCACGAGGTGGCAGCAGATACCGTGAACAGGTACAGGCACTGTGGGACGTGGTTATCAGCGATAAAACTGTACAGGTTCCGGAATACCTTGGCGGTGGCAGATACCACGTCAACATGAACCAAATCGTGCAGACAAGCGGACAGCAGACCGACACAGATACGCCAATCGGCGAAACAGGCGCAATGTCGGTAACGCCAATCAATGAAAGCAGTTTTACGAAATCTTTTGAGGAGCACGGTTTTGTAATCGGTGTTTGCTGTGTGCGACACAATCACAGTTACCAGCAAGGCTTGGAACGTTTCTGGAGCAGAACAGACAGACTAGACTACTACGTGCCTCAATTCGCAAACTTAGGCGAGCAGCCAGTAAAGAAAAAAGAAATTTACCTTACCGGCACAGCAACAGATGAAAATACCTTCGGTTATCAGGAAGCCTGGGCAGACTACAGAATGAAACCTAACCGGGTATCCGGTAAAATGAGAAGCAACGCAACCGGAACACTAGACTTCTGGCACTATGCCGACAACTATAAAAATGAACCGACACTATCGCAAGAGTGGATGGCAGAAGGAAAAGAAGAAATCGCAAGGACGTTAATCGTACAAAATGAGCCGCAATTTTTCGGAGCTATCAGGGTAGCAAACAAAACCACAAGACGGATGCCGTTGTAC